TTGATGGAGATGGAACCTTTAAATTAAGTGTTGATACAGAGATTACAGAATGCCCAATTATTGAATTTTACAGCGGTACCGATGTTGACTATAGATACAAAAGAGGAAGGCTACAGGAAGTTATATTCTATGCTTATTATACTCATGAAAAGGAGACCTATAAACTAGAAGAAATCTATGGCAAGGGTTATATAGACTATAAGCTGTACGATAAGCATAGTAAAGAAGTACCTTTGTCTAAGGTGCCTGAAATAGCACACTTAAGTAAAGTTACCTTTGCTGGAAATTTCATAATGGCAGTACCTATGAAATTCTTTAAGTCTCCAAAGTTTGAGAACAGGGGTAATTCTATATTTGAACGTAAGAGTGATAACTTTGATGCACTAGATGAGGTAATATCCCAGTGGATAGATGCCATAAGAGCGGGACGAGTAAAGAACTATATCCCTGAGGACTTGGTACCAAAACATCCTGAAACAGGCCATGCAATGAGACCTAACCCTTTTGATAATCAGTTTATTAAAATTGGTTCATCAATGAAAGAGGATTCTAAAGACCAGATAGACCAGATACAGGCTAATATAAACTATGAAGCTTTTGTGGAGTCCTACGCAAACACTTTGGATATGTGTCTACAAGGAATTATATCACCAAGCACCTTAGGTATAGATTTAAAGAAAACCGATAATGCAGAGGCTCAAAGAGAGAAAGAAAAAACCACATTATACACTAGAGGTAAAATTCTTGATGTGCTAAATGAGGTAATTCCATTATTAGTGGATACTACTCTAAAAGTGTATGATACCATGAAGAAAAGAAACCCAGGGGATTATACAGCTACTGTTTCATTTGGCGAGTATGCAAGCCCTGATTTTGACAGTACTGTTGAGGTAGTAGGCAAGGCTAAATCATACGGCATAATGTCCCTTGAGCAATGTATTGAAGAACTCTATGGAGATACGTGGACAGACGAAGAAAAAGCTTTAGAAGTGCAAAGGATAAGGCAAGGTGATACTGTAATAGATGAACCTGCTGCTAATATTGATGGCTTGGAAAAAGATGAAGAAGAAACGGATGTAAAAGGAAGTGAAGAAGATGAAGAAAAAACGGGCATAGAAGGAAGTGAAGAAGATGAAGTATAGAAAAAAACCAGTTGTAATTGAGGCAGTACAATTCAATGGAAGAAATTCAGCAGATATTCGTCAATTTTGTGGTGATAAAGTACGAGAACCAGTTGGCAAAGATTATCTTGAAATAGAGACGTTAGAAGGTGTTCATATTGCAAGTCCTGGCGACTATATCATCAAGGGTATTAAAGGCGAATTTTATCCTTGTAAACCTGACATATTCAAAATGACATATGAAGAAGTGATGGAAGATGAAGAATAGAAATAAGAAGGATGAAGCCTATAACATACGTAAAATCTATGAACAGATGGAACTAGACCTTATAGCTTCCATGAAAAGAAATCTAGAAAGACATAAAGAAGAAGAATTGAAGGTTGGCTTTAAGTTTGAACAGTGGCAATTAGCTAAATTAAGGGATTTAGAAAGATTTAGAAAAGAAAATCAAGAAATTATAGGCAGATATAGTGAGCCTATAGAAGAACTTATATCCTTCACGTTGGTAGATACCTATAGAAAGGCCCAGGATAATGTAAATGAATTTATTAAAGAAATTAAAAATAAGTATGTAGACAACGTATTTGTAAGATTACCAGGAGATTTAGAGCCTATACTTCCGCCTATAGAAAGTGAATCTATGGGAGATATGGTTGAGGAAGTAATAGAGAACGTAAGGATATGGCAAGATGCTCCTACACCTAGGGATGAAGTATTTTTTAGAATGAATGATGATAAATTTAATGCATTGATTGAAACTGTAGAAAAAGACTTTAAAAATGCTAATGCAGCAGTATTAAGAAAGATGGATGATGTATATAGGCAAACCATATTCAGGGCACAAGTACACTACAATACTGGTACAGTTTCATTGGATCAAGCTATAGATATGGCCACTAAGGATTTTCTTGAAAAAGGAATAGATGCTATAACCTATTCAGATGGCAAAAAAGTCAATATTGCTAGTTATGCAGAAATGGCCCTGAGGACAGCAAACCACAGAGCCTATTTAATGGGAGAGGGTAAGAAAAGGCAAGAGATGGGTTTGTATTTGGTTGTAGTGTCAGCCCATGCTACAGCTTGTGAATTATGTGTTCCATGGCAAGGGGAGATAATTATAGATGATGTTTATGGTGGTGGAAGTAAAGCTGTAGGTAATTATCCTTTATTGAGTGAAGCTATGGAAGCTGGCTTACTTCATCCTAATTGTAGGCATAATTTAAGCACTTACTTCCCAGGGATAACAACATTGCCTGAAATACCAGATGGGGAAAAAGCTTTAGAATACTATAAAGCAGAGCAACAGCAGAGATACATTGAAAGACAGATAAGAAGATATAAGAGATTAGCAGAAGGTTCTATAGATGAAGAAAACCGAAAGAAATATAACGCTAAAGTTAAAGAATGGCAAAAGGTTATGAGGGAATTCTTGAAAGAGAATCCTCAACTAAGAAGGAATTATAGAAGAGAGAAAGTTTATTAGGAGGGATATCAGTGAAGCTTATTAGTATAGAAAGAGTACTAGAAGAGATGCCTCCAGATGGAGAATGGAAAAGGTTTAAAGCTACAGACAAATACATCATTACCATAGAAGTCAACGAGAAAATTGTCAAATTTGATACAACTAGGAGGAAATAATATGGCTATAGCTACACAGGTAACATTGATTATATGTATAACATTGGTTGTATTATCATTGATTAATAGAAAGCAAAGTAAGACCAAATAAGGTCTTTTTATTTTACTCATTTTACTCTGGATTAGTATTCACGGAGTATAAATGTGAAGAACTCTAACTGGCACTTACCAGTATAAAAAAGTATCGAGTAATAAGGAGGAATAATGATGGATTGGTTAAAAGAGTTATTGAAAAATGTAGGAATTGAAGATGAAAAATTAAATGAATTAATATCAAACATTAACAAAGAAATACCTAAGTATTTCATTCCAAAGTCTAAGTATAATGAAGTAGCAGAAGCTAAGAAACAACTTGAAGAAGAAATTAACGTAAGAAATACACAATTGGAAGAATTGAAAAAATCAGCAGGAGAAAATGAAAATTTGAAGAGACAAATTGAGGAACTTCAATCAGCAAATAAGCAAAAGGATGAAGAATATCAAAAACAGATTAAAGGTTTACAAATAACTAATGCCATTAAATTAGCTCTATCAGGCAAGGTACATGATGAGGATATAGTATCCCAATTAATAAAGAAGGATGAGCTTGTATTAAGCGAAGATGGCAAAGTTATTGGACTTGATGAACAAATTAGTTCTTTAAAGGAATCTAAATCATTTTTATTTAAAGATGATAATTCACAACAAGCAGGATTCC